CAGCAAAAATATATCGCATACTGGCCTTAGAAAGAAGAGGGGCAGAAAAAATAAATAAGGAGGTGGTTTAATGGGGCGTTTTTCGCTTAATCCGAAAATTAAGGGTTACATAGAATGGCAGTTAGAACACTATCACGAAGACAAGAAACAGCTAGAGGAGTATAAAAAAGACCTCATACCTTCGACAACCACTAATTATTCCTTAACAGCAGGGTGCAGCGGTGGAACGACAAGCAATCCAACAGAAAAGACGGTCATTAAACTTGTGACTAATCCATACATACTTTCAATGGAACGCAACATTAAAGCCGTTGAGGTGGCATTAAATAAGTGTGACGAAACGGACAAGCGATTAATAGACTTGGTTTACTGGCGAAGAACATATACAGTAGTGGGTGCGGCAAACAAAACTTATCTAAGCAAAAGCGGAGCATATAACAGGTTAAACAGAGTTTTAAATAATATTGCCCTAGAAATGGGGATTGTGAATATGTAGCCCGGTGGAATAAAAGTGGAAAAATAGCCCTATAAACCATGTTATAATACTACCATAGAGTTTTATCTAAAGGCAGCCCTTCCGGCTGTCTTTTTGTATACAAAAAAGGCGGTGATAGGTTGGATTGGAAACAAGAGGCCGAGCGGCTTAAATTTGTAGAGAATAAGACTTGGCGAGAAATATTTAATCAGCTGGCCGATAGTGTTCCTAATTCATCCTATGAGCAGGCCAGAAATAAAATCAGGGATTATATTCGAGGTTGTGAACAATACAAGCAGCAAAAAGAGAAGGTTGCTCAGGTTAATAAAGCTATTGGGGTTATTGGGGATCTTCACATTCCCTTTGATCATCCTAATTATTTACAGTTTTTGCAAGATACCTTCGCTCAATACAATGTCGGCCAAATTATAAGCTGTGGTGATCTGATAGACAACCACGCCATAAGCAGACATCAAACAGAAACTTGTGCAAAGAGTGCGTATGATGAGTTAGATGCTAGCATTACCCGGCTTAAAACATATGTTAAAGCTTTTCCAAAGGTTAAAATTTGTCAGGGTAATCACGACAATATCCTCGAAAGACAAGCCGCCACTCTGGGAATTGGCAAGCGTTTTTTAAAGTCTTTTAATGATTTGCTAGAGCTACCTAACGGCTGGCAGATAGAAGAAGAGTTTATTATTGATAATGTGCTTTACAGACATGGCATTAATTGCTCTGGCAAGGATGGGGCTTTAAATGCAGCCATTCAGGAGAGAATTAGCCTTGTTATGGGGCATAGTCATTCGTTTGGTGGGTGTAAGTATTCGGCCAACAAACGGGATATTATTTTTGGTTTAAATGCTGGCTGTGGAATAGATATTGATGCTTATGCTTTCGCTTATGGCAAGCATGCTAAGTACAGGCCGACCTTAGGCTGTGGGATTGTGTTTGATAGGTCGAACGCAATATTCGTGCCTATGGGCGAAAAGTATTTTAGAGATTGAAGTTTGGATATTAGGGAACAGTATATCACGGAGCCGTAAGGGCAAAGGCAGGGGTGGGAGCCGAAGTGATATAACAAAGATTATTTTTTAAAGGAGGTGGCCGTAAATGGCTTCAATAGTTGAGAGCAACAAAGGCAAGCTTTTAGGAGGGACTTCTGGTAAAGGTTTTAAACCCGGCCAAAGTGGAAACCCTGGTGGAAGAAAAAAAGTGCCCGAAGATGTTAAGAAATTGCTAGAGGCTGCTGCCCCGGGAGCAATTAAATATATGATTGAAACGCTTCAAGACGAGGAAGTTAATAAATCTGTTAGGTTGGAATGTGCAAAAACCCTGCTCGATAGAGCATATGGCAAAGCACAACAAGCTGTAGACCTTGACAGTAATTCCATTATAGAAATCAAACTTTCTAACGAACTGACAACCTACGGTAGTTAAGGCTTCATTTAAAGCGATTTTAGGGGTATACAAGACGTTTTAAATCTGTTATAATAGATTTACTCAAGGACAAACCAAAGCATTCTCTACGGGCTTAAAAACAGGCTTAAAATAAGCCTGGTACCGATAACCCAGATTATGTAAAGTTAGTAGTAAAAACAAAAGGGCTGATATATGATTATATCGCCCTTTTTTGCTGCCCTTTTAAGTTTACATAATGTCTTTTTGAGGGCGGTTATACATTAATCTTGCATAAAAAGGGGTAGTTTATGCAGTTTTAGAAGGTGGTTTTATGGTAGAAATAAGCATACAAAAACCAAATCCAAAACAAATTAAATTCTTCATAGCCACAGAGCGTTTTGTTGCTTATGGTGGGGCGAGGGGTGGCGGTAAAAGCTGGTCAGTAAGGCGAAAGGCTCTATTGCTGGGTGTGACTTATTCTGGCATTAAGATGTTGCTTTTGAGGCGTACCTTCCCGGAACTAAGAGAAAACCATATATTACCCCTGTTAAGCGAATTAAAGGGCATAGCGGAATATAAGGAAGTTGAAAAATCCTTTACTTTTGCTAACGGTTCAAGAATTAAACTAGGCTACTGTGACAATGACGGTGATGTGCTGCAATATCAAGGCCAGGAATTTGATATTATATTCATTGATGAGGCAACACAATTTACAGAGTATCAGTTTTCTACACTAACTGCCTGCTTGCGTGGTGTTAATAACTTTCCAAAGAGAATGTATTTGACCTGTAACCCCGGCGGCATTGGTCATGCCTGGGTTAAAAGATTATTTATTGATAAGAAATATAACAGAAACGAAAACCCGGAAGATTATTTGTTTATTCCCGCCAGGGTGTATGATAATAAAGCCCTGTTAGAAACAGATAAAGGTTATGTATCTATGCTGGAAGCTTTACCGGATGGATTAAGGCAAGCCTGGCTGGATGGTAATTGGGATGTGTTTGAAGGTCAATACTTCTCAATGTGGGATAGAAATGTACACGTTATAAAACCCTTTCCACTACCGGAAACCTGGCGGCGATACGTCACAATGGACTATGGCCGGGATATGTTTGCCTGCTATTTTATTACGGTAGATGAACAAGGCAAAGGATACGTTTATAAGGAGATTTACGAAAGTGATCTAATAGTTAGCCAGGCAATAGAACGCCTAAAGAGCATAACCAATGAAAGAATAGATGGTTATTTTGCTCCGGGTGATTTATGGAACAAGCACAGCGATACGGGCAAGAGCACAGCAGATATATTTGCAGAGAACGGAATAGGACTAATCAAGGCAAACAATAACAGGGTGCAGGGCTGGTATGATGTGGCTGAATGGTTAAAGGTTACACAAGATGAACAAGGACAGAATACGGCCAGGTTAAGGATATTTGAGAATTGTTATAACCTGATCAGAACCCTTCCAATGTTACAATATGATGCTAAAAATACTAACGATGTTTCAAGAGAACCACACGAACTGACACATGCTCCTGATGCTATTCGTTATTTCTGTGCTGGTAGGCCTTTATCTGCTACTAAGCCAACTGTCAAGGACTTTGATATTACAGAATATGATGATCAGGTTGATGATTTCCTGTCTTTTGCGAACAACTTTTAAGGGGGTTTAAGAATGATACTAGGTTATATATTATCGTTCCTTGTGGGGGCTGTAGTAGCTGCTGGTGGTATTATAATAGGCTATTTTATACTAACGGCTAAAGAAATGGTAAAGCCTGTTATAAACAATATCACAGAAGATACCGAGGAAAATAAAGCGATAAGCTCTTTACAGGAACAATTAAATAATTTACTAAGGTATGACGGAACAAGTAAAGGTCAAAAAGAGGTGAGCAAGTTTGAATAAAATAAATCCAAGTGATGTTTGGAAGAAATATCAGAACGGGGTTAGTTATAATAATAGCATTTCCTTGTATGATACTGTGGAAACTAACGAGAACTTTTATATTGGCAAACAATGGGAGGGGTTAAATGCTCCTGACCTGGAAAAGCCTGTACTAAACATCTTTTCTAGGGCAATACCTTATTTTAACTCACAAATAATAAGTGACGATATAGGCGTTGACATTAAAACCTATAAAGAAACAGGCCTGCCTTTTGACATTGACAAGATTTTGTCTAGCGAAGTAGAAAAGGTTATTGAGCAAAGCAAGGCCAAAACAAAGAATAGAGATGCTATAAGAAACGCAGCAGTAGATGGTGACTGCTGCTTTTATTTGCGGTTTAATTCTACCCAGGAAACAGGACAATTTGCTAAAGGAAAGATAGAGATAGAAACCGTTGATAACACAAACATTATCTTTGGCAATCCTTTTATAGATGAAGTCCAGGAACAGCCTTATATTATAATTGTCAAGCGTTCTAAGTTATCCAGCGTTAAGGCACAGGCTAAAAAAGATGGGATAACCGACTGGGAGCAAATACAGGCTGATACTGATAATAACTACTACGGGGAAAATAGCGTGGCAGAAAATGACTTGACAACTGTACTGGTCTATCTTTGGAAGGATGAAAACGGGCTAGTCAATTACTGCAAGTGTACGCAAAATATAATGCTCTCTAAGGTAATTAATACTGGCTATAAGCTGTACCCGGTAGCATATATGAGCTGGATAAAAAATAAAAACTCTTATCATGGTGTAGCTGCCATTACTTCTGGTGTTGTTCAAAACCAGATATATATTAACACCTTGTGGGCTTTGTTTATGATTCACCAAAAGACAATGGCATTTCCTAAGATATTCTATGATTCTAGCAAAATAGACAAGTGGACAAATAAAGTAGGGCAGGCAATTAAAGTACAGGGTTCACCAAACGAGGCAGTAGCTACTGGCTTTAGAGCCCCTGACTTTTCTTCGCAGGCTATGGAGCTGGTTGAAAAGACAATAGCCTATACTAAAGAATTTATGGGCATTACAGATGCCGCTATGGGCAACATAAGGCCGGACAACACTTCGGCCATTATTGCAGTACAAAAGGCAAGTGCAGCCCCCTTAGAATTACAGAAGCTTTCTTTTTACCAGTTTGTCGAGGATTATGTAAGAATTATTCTTGATATAATGAGGGTTAATTATGGGATGCGCGAAACACGCTATGAAGAAAATGGCGAGGATTTAACTGCCATAATTGACTTTTCTGTATTACCCTATGACGCTATGGAGCTGAATGTAGAAGTAGGAGCTGGTTCATATTGGAGTGAAATAACCCAAATTCGAACAGCTGATAATTTATTTGCAAACGGCATTATTAAAGATGCAGCTTTGTACTTGGACAGTATACCAGACAAGTATATCAAGAACAAACAGAAGATTCTTGACAAGCTAAACGAGCAAGCCCAGCAACCGCAATTAATGCCAACACAAACCACGCAGCTTGCCGAGCAAGTAATTATGTAATTTAATATTTTATTTCCGTTAAGGAAAGCACTTCAATTCTTTGAGGTGCTTTTTTTATACACAAAAATAAGCGTGGGACACCAACACGCAAAGAAAGAGGGATTTAAAAATGACAGACTCTATGGACACAAACATAGACGAAACAGCAGGATTTTTAGAAGGTTTTGGAGGGGATGAACCTGCCGAGGTAGCGGAAACCGAGACACCAACGGAATTCACCGAACCGGAAGCAGAAAGTAATCAAGTAGAGGAAGTAAAGGCAGAAGAAACCGAAACGGAAGAAGCTGCCGAAACCGCCGAAACAACCGAAGCACCCGAAACTAAAGAAGCCCCAGCAGAGAAAGTATTATCGCTGAAGTTTTTAGATAAGAACTATGACCTAAAAAAAGAAGCTGCCCAAGAGGTGGCTAAGGCACTGGGAATTGATGAAACTTCGCTTATTAGCACTCTGCAAAAGGGCTTGAACTATGATCATGCTATTGAAAAGGCGAAAGATAATCCAGCTATGAAAGTTTTGGATTTTTACGCCAAAGAAAACGGCATGAGTGTAGACCGCTATTTACAAGAATTAGACAAGGGCAGAGATAAGGTTTTGTTTAGTAAAGAGCTTGCTAAGCTTCAAGAAGCCCATCCAGAAGCAGACGAGGGATTATTAAATGAACTGGCTCAACGTAACGTGGAAAGCCGGAAACAGGAAATAGCCAAGGTTACAGAAGAAGAAAAATATAAACCCTGGCAGGATTTCTATAAAGAATATCCCGAGATTAAGCCAACAGATGTACCAAAGGAAGTAATGGAGCTGGTTACTAAAGGCGAAAGCCCCGTCCTTGCCATGATGAAAGTAGAAAAAGCAAGGCTACTTGAACAGCTAAAGGAAAAAGAAGCTCTGCAAAAACAAATAGAAGAAAAAGAAACACAGCTTAAAATGCTGCAAAATAACGAGAAAAATAAAAAACAAGATATAGGAAGTGTTAAGTCTGATGCAGCTGCACCTACGGGTGAGGCTGCTCTCTTTTTAGAGGGGTTTAACACGGTCTAAAAAGAAAGGATTGATTTTAAATGGCTATTACTTTACACGATAAATACGCAAAACAAATTCAAGAGAAATTTGTAAAAGAATCTGTTATCGCCGGGAGGTTGTCCACTGAATATTCCTGGGCGGGTGTTAAAACCGTTAAGGTTTCCACTCCTACCACTGTTGCTATGGGTGACTATAGCAGAACGGCAACTAGCAATAGATATGGAACTCCTGTTGAAATTCAAGATGTTGTACAAGAATTAGGTTTGACTCAAGATAAATGTTTTTCCTTGACTATTGACAAGGGGAATAACGAAGACCAGAACGGCATTAAAGCTGCTGGGAAAATGCTTGCTTTGCAGCTACAAGAACAAGCTATTCCGACTCTGGATGAATATGTGCTGGGTGTTCTTGCTAAAAAAGCTGGTACTATTGCCTCTAGCTCTACCTCTTTAACCAAATCGACCGTATCCACTACTATTGATACTGGCCTAGCTGCTCTTGATGATGCAGAAGTACCTGATGAAGGTAGAACCATTTTTGTTCCAAGCTCTATTTATATGCTCTTGAAACAAGCAGGACAGTTTGACGTTACTTCCGACTCTGTTAGTAGGGATGCATGGGTTAAAGGCCAGGTAGGCACTTATTCTGGATGTGCTGTAGTTAAAGTGCCCTCTGGCCGGTGGCCTTCTTTTGTAAACTTTGTTATTGTTCAGAAAAACGCTGCTACTGCTCCTGTTAAGCTGAACGATACTAAAGTACACCAAGATCCCCCTGGCATTTCCGGTAACTTGCTTGAAGGCCGCCAGTATTATGACTGCTTCGTATTTGGTGCTAAGTCTGGCGGGGTTTATGTTCATGTAGATACTTCTGGTAGTCATGGCACTGTGTTGGATGCTCCTACTGTGGAAATAGCAGCTCATTCTTGCACTATTACCCCAACTGCAAGTTGTACAGCTGTATATACCCTTGATGGAACAGACCCCAGATATTCTAACACTGCTGTTACTTATTCTGCTCCATTTACTACTGAAGATGCTGACGTGGTTAAAGCTTATCAGTATTTAACTGCTGGTACTGCTGGTACTTATCCCTCCGCTATTGGCACTGCAACCGATGAATAATTAAATTAAGGGGAGAGGGTTTTTACCTTCTCCCCTCCCTTTTGGGGGAGGTAAAAGAATGACAACCGTAAACGATATATACGCTGTAGCCCTAAGCTACATAGGCGAAACTTCAACAACCATGCCGGACTTAAACGGCTTTGTGTTAGGCTGGATAAACCAGCTATTACAAGAAGCTTTACCATATGAAAATTCCGTAAGAGAACGGAACGAAGATACTTTATTAACTACTGCACCTACGCTAACTAGCTTAACTGATACAGTTAGTTATTGTGACGATATAACAAGAATAGCCCTGCCTTATGGCCTGGCTGTGTATGTTTACCAAGATGATGACGATAAGCAATTTAGTATTATGTATAGACAAAAATTTATAAATGCTTTAAAAGACGCAGAAAAATATAACGTGGAAGATATAGAAGATGAATATGACGTTGATAAAGACGAAGAATAAAGGCGGTGGGGGAATTGGTAAGAATTACAGAAATGACTAAATTGCCTGGCATAAGTTATTACAAAAAGAAATATGATAACTTCGCCGGTGTAGACTTTTCTACTGATGGCTCAACCGTCGCAGACAAAAGAAGCCCTGATGCTTTAAACATGATTTCCGACTCTGGCGGTTATCCTATTAAGCGGTGTGGCTGGCGAACCCTTCACACAAAGGCCTTAAATGGAGAAACACTAGAAAATATAGAAACCCCTGTTCACGCCATATATTATTATACCGATAGTGAGTTTGTGTTTCACGCTGGCACAAAGCTGTATTCTATGAAAGCGGCAGGCTGTACTGTTATTAAAAGTGACGTGAACAGCGGCAAGGGTGATGCTTTTGTATATGATGATGTTTTATATATTTTAACTGGTACAGCTTATTTGTCCTATGATGGTACAACTGTCGCAACCGTTGACGGGTATGTGCCTTTAGTAATAATAGCCGCAACTCCCGGAACTGGCGGCGGTACATATTATCAAGATTTAAATATGCTAACCCCAAAGAGAAAAATATCTTATACCATGACAGAACCAACGGCTAGCTTTAAGTTAGGTGTTACAGATATATCGAGTGTAGATGAAGTAAAGTTAAATGGTGTAGTAAAAACCGTTGATACTGATTATTCAGTTAACTTGTTACAAGGAACAGTTATATTTGTGACTGGCGGGGGGCAGATACTTCCAACCTTGGGGGATTCACTCGTCATTACCTTTTCTAAAACCATTGAAAACAAAATAGCTAAATGCACTTTTGCAACAATATATAACAACCATGTATTTTTTGGCGGTACTGTTGATTATCCGAGTACGGATTTTTATTCTGAATTAAATGATCCTACTTATATACCCGATACTTCCTATACAGTAATAGGTAGTGATGATGCACCTATTATGGGTTATCTTCCTGTCAATGATTCCCTGGCTATAATCAAGGCCGAAAACCAGCAAGATGCTGCTGTATTTTTGCGAACCTATGATTATGATTCTACTGATGTTTTGTTTCCTATTACGCAAGGGCTGACGGGGGATGGAGCAATCTCAAAAGGCGTGTTTTGCAGGCTAATAGACGATCCTATATTTCTGACAAGAAGCGGCGTTTATGCTGTTGGTAGCGAGTATATAAACTCTGCAAGGAGTATTCAATCCCGGTCAAGTTTTATTAATCCAAAACTAACGCTGGAGGATCTTTCTACTGCTGTAGCTACTGTATGGAATGGGTATTTGGTTTTGTGTGTAAATGACCAGGCTTTTCTTGCCGATTCCAGGCAAAGAAGTTACACAAACAATATAACAGGCACTTATGAATATGAATGGTATTATTTTGATAATATCCCAGCGTCTTGCCTGTTTGAAAATGACGGTGATTTATACTTTGGAACGGCAGATGGGAAAATATGTAAATTTAATACCGATCTAGTAGATAGTAATGGCAATACCTTAATGTCTGCCTATTCAGACGGTGGCTATTATACCGGCAAAACCTGGACAGATGGTGACGCCATAACCGCTTATTGGAGTACCCCTGTTTCAGATGATAATAGTTTTATGACTTATAAGACTATGCAGAAAAAGGGCTGTGGTGCTTTTTTGAAAACTTATGCAGCTTCCTCTGTCAATGCTTATATTATTACTGATAAAGATTTTGGTACATTAATTAAGTCTGATTACTTAGGGTTGTTAGATTTTGGCTATATAGATTTTACACATTTTATATTTAGTTCTTTACCAAAGAACATTGTTTCGTTTGGTAAGAAAATAAAGAAATACAGAACCGTTCAAATTAAGTTAGAAAATGACCAACTTAACCAAGGCTTTGGCGTTTTCGCAATAGAACGCCGTTTTATTTACGGTAGTTCAGTTAAATAAAGGAGGTTAGAAAATGGGATATGCAATATTAAAACAAGAACCGGGATTATATGATTCCACAAAATTCTACATGGAAATAGTATGTGATACAGATGCCGACAAAGAGGATATTGTAACCACAAATCTATTGACAGGCTCAAAGGTGTTTATACCTTACACAAATGAAACTTTTTATTGGGCAGAAAGTGCGTGGGTAATACCGGGTACATATGTTACTATGGTTACATTTACACCCGAAAGCGATACAGTAGATGTAAATGATACAGTAGCTTTGACTTGTGCAACCGAGGGAGCAGCTATTTATTATACTGTTGATGGGACAACACCTACTGCCGAAAGTACCTTGTATGTGTCTGCTATTGCTATTACTGATACGACCACGATTAAAGCTATTGCAATTAAAGCCGGGTCTAACAACTCAACAATTACAAGCGAAACCTATACGGTTATTACTTGTGCCGCTCCTGTTGCCGATCCTTTTGCTGGCGAGGCAGATTATAATGATACTATTGCCTTAACTACTGCTACTGCCGGAGCTTCTATTTACTATACTACAAACGGTGATACGCCAACTTCTGATAGCACTAAATATACTACACCTATTGCTATAACTGCTGATGTGACCATTAAGGCCATTACAATTAAAACTGGTTGCATAGATAGTACCGTTCTAAGCTCTGCCTATACCTTGCCAGATGTGGCAACCCCTGTTGCCTATCCTGTTGCTGGTGAAGTAGATTATAACGATACAATTACTTTAACTTGTGCAACCGAGGGAGCAGCTATTTATTATACCAACAATGGAAGCAAACCAACTTCTGGTAGTACTTTATACGAAACTCCTATAGCTGTTACAGCAGATGTAACCATTAAGGCTATTGCAACTAAGGCACAAATGGGTGATAGTGCAGTATTAACCGCTGCTTACACATTACCCAAAGTAGCAACTCCTACAGCTACACCTGCTGCCGATGCTGTTGCTAATCCTACTGATGTAACTTTAGCGTGTGCAACTGAAGGGGCTACTATTTACTATACAACCAATGGTGATACTCCTACTACTGGTAGCGCTGAATATACTGGTGCAATTACAGTCACTACGGCAACTACCATTAAAGCCATAGCTGTTAAAGCCCAAATGAATAATAGTGAAGTCTTGACTGCTGCTTATACCATTGCTGAATAAGGAGTGATAATATGGCAAGTTATCTAACAAAAGATAATAACGGAAACTATGTTAGGGTAGTTACGGGTGAAACAGCTGACCAAATGAAGCAATATGTTGTCACGCCGGATGATGCAAGATATA